CAGCTCTTACTGAAGGTACTGAGGACCTCGGTGAGTTCCCTGGCATCATTGACAGCACTGAGGCTTGGATCTCAGACGACAGTCACTGGCCTACGACTGCAACCCTAGACAACCGTTTTGTTGATCAGCTCAACGACGAAACGATTGCTGGTGTTAAAACGTTTAGCAGCAGCCCTGTTGTTCCTACGCCCACTACTGGGACTCAAGCCACCAACAAGGCTTACGTAGACGACAACTACTGGAACGTTGATGGGGAAACCATTAACCTTGCAGAACAAGACGCTGGTAGCCCTGCTTGGGATGACAACCACGTTGCTACTACTGCAGCTTCTGCTAAGCGTTTTGACACCTTAGTTCAAACTGGAACTCCTACCGGTATTACTTGGGAAATCGGTAAAACTTGGCTGCAAAACGACGCTAACAACACCCTCTCAATTTGGGATGGAACAACGTGGCGTGGTGTTGCCTCTGGTGGTACCTTCACCACTCAAAACACTGTTATCTACGTTGACTCGATTAACGGTGATGACACCAACGATGGTCACCGCATCATTAACCCGATGCAAACCATCCGAGCTGCTGTAGCCTCTGCAGACGCTGGTGACATCATTCTGGTTGCTCCTGGGGTGTACCAGGAAACGCTTCCTATTGATATTACGGTTGCAAACCTCTCTATTGTTGGTAGCTCTCAACGTAGCTGCTTTATTCACCCGACCGTAGCAACTGAAGAGAACACGATGTTCCGCTGCAACAGCGGTACTTACATCGATGGTTTTACGTTCTGTGGTCTGAAAGCTTCTGGTACTCGCGGTAACCACGCTGTAGATAACGACCCTGTTCAAGGTCTTCCAGAGAACCAAGCGTGGGTTGCTGAGTTCTTCCCGAACGCAACGATCCGTAAGAGCCCTTACATCAACAACTGCACTAGCTTTGCTGATACTGGGATTGATAACGCTAATTTTGATCCCAATAACTACTCAGGTACTGGTGGTGACATCACCTCTGGGATGACTGGTGGTGGCATTTTTGTTGATGGTTCTGCTCCAGCTACTGCAAGCCCTCTGCGGTCCTTTGTGGTCAACGAGTTTACCCAGGTCAACCTTGATGGTCCTGGTTTGCTCGTAGCCAACAACGGCTATTGCCAGGCAGTGTCGTTCTTCGGTACGTTCTGTCACTATCACGCAAAAGCCCTTAACGGCGGTCAAATCAATATGGAGGTCGGTACTACTGACTTCGGACGTTTTGGTTTGATTGCTGATGGCCACAGTGCTGCTGCAATCTTTACGGCTACTACTAACGGATCTGCTACAACTGGTGACACTAGCTTCCTGATTAACGCTCCTACAGCTGGTGCTGGTTGGTTTGGTACTGCTGAACGACCCGCCAACAATATGTTGCTTGAGGTTGGTGGTACTACTTACCCAATCCTTAGCTCTACAGCTAACGGTGGTGGTTGGAGCGTTACGATCAGTAACCCTGAGCCTACTAACCGAGCAGTCAACAACGGTCTTGTTGCTGACCACGCAAATGGGGTGACTGTTAGCTTCTTCCTGCGGTCTCAGATCTCAGCTGCAGCTCACACGTTTGAATACGCTGGTTCTGGTGTTAACTACACAGCTCTTCCTCAGAATGGTGGAGTTCCTGTTGAAGCTAATGAAGTTATTCAAACAGGTGCTGCTGCAATTGTTGGCGGTCAAACTGAAGGTCGTGTTTGGTACACAAGCACTAACGAAGTTGGTAAGTTTAAAGCTGGCGATACGTTCCAAGTTGACCAGCAAACAGGTTTCGTCACTATTGACCCAACCTCAGTTGCAATCAACGTTGTCTCTGACCTGACTCCTCAGCTAGGTGGAGACCTTGACGTTCAAGCCCGCAGCATTACTACCAGCGTCACTAACGGCGATGTCACCATTACTCCTAACGGTACGGGTAACGTTGTTCTTGATGGTCTTCGGTATCCTGAAGCTGATGGTACTACTGGTCAGTTCCTTCAGACTGATGGTGCTGGGAACCTTACGTTCCAAGACGCTATTACTGAAGTTCTAGAAGATACCACCCCTCAACTTGGTGGTGATCTAGACGTTCAAACCAACGCAATCAACACCTCTACTACTGACGGTGACATCGACCTTGACGCTAATGGCGCTGGTCTGATTCAAGTTACTGAGTTTAACCTCAGTCAAGTCCCGATTGTCACTCAACACGATATTGGTACTGCTGCTAACGAGGTTCCGCTTAACGGAATGCTTGGCGGTATGGCGTTCCAAGATCCGGCGAGTGTCAGTGTTGATGCTCTTACCCTTAACGGTAACCTTGGTCTAAGCGGTGCAAACTACGGCACAAGCGGTCAGTTTCTGCAAAGCCAAGGTTCTGGCAGTGCTCCGCAGTGGGCAACTCCTAGTGGTGCATCTATTGCAACATCAAGCGCTGTATCATTTAACAATGTAACGGATGTTGAATTTACAGGAATTGGTTCTACTGTGCGCAGGATTATATTTGCAGTTTACGCTCTTAGCGCAAATGGCACTGGTCGATTTACTTTAGAACTTGGTCACTCAGGCGGCTGGACAACAAGCGGATACGTTGCTTGGGCAAAATCAATGGGTGGTAGTTCTTTTTACACTGGATCGTCACTAACCTCTGCGTTTGATTTATTGGCTGGCGGGGCGGCTAGTGAGGAGTATAGCGGTGTTATTGAGCTAATGAATGTCGATGGCAACCGATGGGTGCTAAACAGCAACCTTCAAGGATCAAACGACAACAGGAAACTTGCGGGTGGTCATGTGACAGTAGGCGGAACGCTTACTAAACTTAAATTTGACGTTGGAGGTGACACCTACGACGGTGGACTTGTCAAAATTTACACCTTTACGGAGGCTTAGTCATGACTAAAAAAGTAGTAAATTTACAAACAGGCGATACAGCTGTTGTTGAACTTACGGCTGAAGAAATTGCAGCTAAGGAAACCTTTGCTCGTGATGTGCTTCCAGGTCTTCTTCTGCATGATCTCCGCCAACTCCGCAACCAACTCCTTGCCGAAACCGACTACCTCGCCCTTGCTGACGCAACCCTCACCGATGAGATGAGGGCGTACCGCCAAGCGTTGCGCGACCTTCCAGCAAACACCACTGACCCTGCCAACCCTGTTTGGCCTACCAAACCGGAGGTTAACTAATGGCAATCTCACATCTTTACCCAACCCAACGCCCTGCGCTGGACCTTAACTTCGCTCGGCAAAAGCGTCTGGACTCTCGTGTAACTTTCACACGCGGGTCCACCGCCACTTACGTTGGCAGCGATGGACTGATTAAAACTGCTGCAAGTGGTGAAGCACGGTTTGACCACAATTCAGACACTGGTGAGAGTCTTGGATTGTTGATTGAGGAGAGTAGGACTAATAAACTATTGTATAGCGGTGCATTGGATGGCGGGAAATGGACAAGCATATATGGAATTTACAACGCTGATACATTCACAAATGCTGCCGTAGCACCAGACGGATCATCCACTGCTAAAGAAGTACGATCATCAAATACGTCTAGTACTGCATACCATAGTTATTATGGCAATGGAGGTGTGGGGACTGGAAATTGGAATTTTTCTATTTTTGTAAAACCTAACGGAATTACAACTATTCAACTAAATGTTGATGCAGCGTATGCGATAGGAGGAACAGTTTTTGATCTAACGGGAGATGGATCAGTAACAAGTGGATCTGGATCTTTTGTCAAATTATCGAACGGGTGGTGGAGGCTGTCTACGTATGGGGATATTAGTACATATCAAAGAGCTGATTGTGCTGTATATTTTACTTCTGCTGGAGATGGATCTTCTGGTTTCTATCTTTGGGGCGCCCAGTTAGAAGCCGGAGCTTTCCCCACCTCCTACATCCCCACCACCGCTGCCACGGTAACCCGCTCAGCAGACGTAGCCAGCATGACTGGTACGAACTTTAGTAGTTGGTACAACCAGAGTGAGGGTAGCTGGTTTGTAAACGCTAAATGTCCAGTCTCTTCAAACAACCAATGGATTTTTGCGCTTAACCCTAATTATACTGGAGAAGATATATTGTACAGAGGAAGCACTGATACATTGAGATCTTTGGCAAGATATAGAGGAGATGTTTTTGACACCAATGATGCACCTTCCGGTCAATTTAATAAAGCAGTTTTAGGTTACAGTTTAACCTCTCAAGCGTCTTCCTATTTTAATACTGTATCTGGTATTTATTCTTCAATTTCAGGAGATACTAGAACACCTACATCTCTTGCTTTTGGTAGACTTCCTGGAGACTCTGTATTAAACGGTCACATCGCCCGCCTTACCTACTACCCAACCCGCCTTTCCAACGACCAACTCCAGGCTTTGACACTATGACGATTCGACACCTTTACCCGGCTGTTGAACCGTCGCTCAACCTGGACTTTGCCAACAGCAAAAAACTGGACTCACGGATTACTTTTACCCGTGCCAGCACTGGAACGTATACCGACGAAAGCGGCATTATCCGCACGGCTGCTGCCAATGAGGCACGGTTTGATCACGACAGCGACGGGAACAGCCTTGGGTTGTTGATTGAGGAGAGTAGAACGAATTCGTTTCTGTATAGCGAATCGTTTAATGTTTACTGGGATACTTCAGGTACAATTCAGCCAAATGCTAGTTCCGCCCCAGATAACACATCTTCAGCAACACTTGTAACGCCTTTGTCAGGG